ATGGCGATGCGCCGGACGGTATCGCCATAGATGACGTGCATCGCCGCCGCGTTGGTTACGGGCGAGGGCGTCATAAACTCCCATGTCTTGCGGTCGAGCGGGGCGCGAAGGTTGTTTGTGATTGCCATTAGCTCACCGTTATCCTGTTGCGAACGGCAAGGGCCGCGCTATCGTTCATCAACGCCATGACTTGATGCGATAGCGCGTAGCCCCCGCCGTTGACCTGGTTGGCAACACTGGTGACGCTGGTGACGGTCGATACCGTGGTCACTGTCGTGACTGTTGGGAGTGTCCCGGCGTTGATGTTGACACGTAGTTCACTGGTTGGCGTTTGCAGGGCTGACAAAAACGAGAGTTTGTTGAGCGCGCGGAGGATGTTGTCGAGCGCCGCTTGCAAGCGGGTGGTGGGTGAATAGCTCATACGATCCTCCACGTCAGCCCGTCCGACTGGACGGCGAAACTCTCGTTCTCGGACAAGCCAAGTTCGCCAGAGGCAAAGTCGTCAATGGTCTGCCCTTTGGTTGTGGTCAATGTTACTTCATTCGCGGAGTCGTCAATCCGTTTGAGATTGAACAACTGCCCCGGAACCAGTTCTGCATCTGCCAGAAGAATCTCGAATGATCCCGCCGTTGCATCTGCCAGGATGGTGTAGTCGCTGGCTGTGACCGTATAGGCGGCGGTGACGGTGACGACATTCCCCTTGAGCGTCCACCCGTCCAGCGCGTCGGCTTCGACAAACTCCCCCAGAATCCAGTCTGGCCCGCCGGCGGCGATTGTTTCAACGGCTAAGTTCCCGTCACTGTCCAGCGCCAGTTGGGGCACATGCGCGGAATCTTCCACCCGGAAGAACGTCACGCCCTCCTTGTCGCCCAGGGTGAAGGTGATGTTGCCGCTGTCCGCATCGCCCGCGACTTCCATGCGTTTGAGCCACGCGATGAGGCTATCGAGTTGCGCGGTGTTGGCAACCCGGACAATGCCTTCAATCGGGGTTCGTTGGCGCTGCGTCATTAGGTGGCCTGCGGCAATTCTACGCCCTGAAAATAGGCCAATTCGAGCGCCCCGGTGCCCTCGTAAATGGCCTTTTCCCAAATGTCCACGATCTTAAGGATGGGTGCGCCCTGGGCCGTCCCTTCCATGAGCATTTGCCGTTGTGAGTCGTCGCGGGTAATGGCCCCGGATGAACCATGCCAGTAGCCGCCCTGCACCCGGAGAATCAGCGCCCCGTTTGGCGCCGCCGGCGCGTCAAACACGGTGAAGTCCGGCTTGGCGAAGCCTAGGTTGAGTTGGGTCACGTAGCGCGCGCCTTGCCCGCGTAGCCATGCCTCGGTCAGAAGTTCGGGCAGGGTCCGGCTTCCGGTGCGTTCCTCAAAGATCGCGCGGGCGATGCGCGCCCGGTCCTCGCCTACCTGCTTCACCCACCACGCGAAACGCGCTTCCTCTTTCCCCTGTTGCTCGTCTACGGTGCGCGTCACGTCCACGGGCGGGAGTTCGGGGATAGCCCGAATGATGCCGCGTTGGCGCATGGGGGAGAACTTGGCCAGCCGTTGCATTTAGACTTCATCCAGCACAATCGTCATCTGCGATCGCCAAGAGGCCACTCCCTCGTCGGTCGTCCGCGTCCACCCGCCTTCGTTCGCGTATGCGATCTTGACCCGGTAGACCGTCCCGCCTGGGTCGGTCATGTAAAACGGGCTAAGCCGCTTGATCCAGCGGTAAAGCGCCGCGCGAAGTTCGGCGGCGGTGTACCCATCGGCGGCGGCGACACTCCCGCGCAAGCGCATCCCATCTTCCAGCCGCACCGTGAGGGTGAACCGGAATTTGTCGATAAGCCGCTCTTGCATCTTGACGCTTATCCGTTGTAGCACCGGGGTTGCGGCAGCGACGTTGCTGTTGAGAACGGCTTTGTACCGTATCTCGCGCCCGCTGGGGCGGGCAGGGTAGACGTATTCGCCGTCCGCCGGCGCTGCCGGTAGGGGCGTAAGCAAACTGAAACTGTCCTGGCTTTCAAGGCTGCGGACCTGGCGGACTTCGTTCCCAATCCGCACAAAGTCGCCCGTTTGCAGCACGGCGGCGGTATTCTCGGCCACGACGATCACGCTAGTAGTTGAAGAACCGGCCTTGGTCGTGGTGGCGACAATCAGCGGCCCCCAGGAACGCGACAAGAGGACGTATTCTTGAAGCGGGCTGCGGGTGACGGTCCCGGCCGGAAGCCATATCCCAGAGCGATCGACTTCCACAAACAAGTCAATCGTCTTGGTAGTTGAGCATCCCGTACTCGCTACGATGATGCTTTGGAAGTCCTTGGCAACGGCGGAAAGTTCGCCGCCAATCCATGAGGAAGTCACGTAGCCGACTGGTTGATACGCAATGCCCGTGCCGTCGATGCTCAAGTACCCGGCGGGGTTGTCGGTCAGGTCTGGGAATTCCAGAAAGTAGGGCGATCCATCCTCGAAATACCAGAGGCGCGGGCGGCTGGTGCTGCTGGTGATTTGCTCAAGGCCCAGAGACCGGATGCGCCGGCCGGGAGTGCTGGCCTGGGCGAGACAATGCCAACCCTTGCCGTTGAAGGCGTAGATGCCGCTGCGGGAAGTTGTGCCGCCGTCCACGGTGGCAAACAGGAAGGTCCGGGTGCCGACTAGGCATGAAACGTGCCCCTGTTGGTCAAGGGGCAAGCCTTCCTCAAGGTCAAGGCCCACCGGGACAAGCCGCTGCCCATCGTAGGCGTGAAGGGACTGCCCGATGGGGATGTATACCCGCCCATCCGCCATCCACGTAAGCGAGTTGACCCCGTTCCCGGCGTATTGCTCGTTGGAAAAGTCAAGCACCTGGTAAACGAGATTGGATGAGAGCGCCCACAATCCGGTTGTGGCGGTAATCAGAAGTTCATTTCCGAATCCGATCAGGTCTGAGACGGTCACGGAAGCATTGGCGAGAACGATGTTGGGTGACCAAACAGTACCGTTGTAGTAGGCCAGGCCGTCCGTCGCGCCAACCGACTTGGCCGCGTACATGTACCCGTTATAGCTCAGAAGATGGGTGTATTTCTTGCCCGATACCGCGCCCCATGACGCGCCATCGGCAGAGCGCACCATGTCGTTGCTGTCGCCCAGGGCCGCGTAAATGTAGCCGCCGTATGAGCATAGGGCTGTGACGGTCGCCGCCGCCGTGTATTTCAGGTCGAGTTGGTTGGCCGAGGTGTTGAACTTGTAAACATTCAAGCCGGCGGCGATATACCATCCGCTTGAGAATCGAACGGGGCGGATGGTAATGGAAGATGCCGCGCCGGTGCCATCATTGATGATGAAATAACCGTCTGCGCCTGTCGTGCCCGCCGCCCACGATCCGCTCCCGTCCACCTGGGTCTGGTAACTTGACGATCCCCCGGAGTAATTGCCGGCGGTGTCGATTTGCCAGTCGATTGTGAGGAAGTCCGATACGGTGGGCGCAGTTGGGACAAGTGCAAGCCAGTAGGTTGTCGCCGCTGTAAGGCCAGTCGGAGAACCCGGCGAGAACTCCACCCAGTTTGGGGTTGTGACCGCACCGGCAGTATCAAAGTCTGCTTTAGCGATGGTCGCCGTTTTCAGAAGCGTTCCAGGCAACCCGCCGCTATTGGAGTAGAGGCCCAAGGTGAGGGTTGGGCTTCCGCTCCATGTAATGCGTTGCAACCTGAGCCGGACCCTAGTTGGCGTGACTGTCCCGCTGGCCGGGGTGACAAATGATTGCGCCCGCGACGTGATGGTTTTGACGTACTGGTAAAAGTAGTCGTGAACCCCACCGCTGTAATTGACGTAGAACAAGAAACTGGTGGTGGTGATGTCGCTCCACGATCCCCAATTCCCGCCGGTTTCCGTCGCTATCTTGGCCTCGGTCGGGGAGAGCGTAGCGGCGCCGAGTTCCACACTGATATTGTTGGCGAACGTGGACGCGCCAGGGGTTATCACAAGCCAGTATGTGTTACCGCTGGTAAGTCCGCATACCATCGACACGGTGACTTGCTGCTCACTGGTGTTGGCGGGCATTGTGACTGTGCCCGTAGCGCCGACAATCGCATTTGGCCCGCTGCTGTCCGAGTAGATGTTGACGCTGAGCGTGCTGCCGGCCCCCCAAGTAACCTTCCTGAGCATAAGTTGGACGGTCGTGGTGTTGTTCGTCGCGGCGGCGGTGAACTTCTGGGCCAGGCGCACCCGCGTTAATGCCCCATCTACAACGGTAGGGCCAGCGTTTACCTTGAACAAAAGGGATTCGGCGGGGCGCGACCCATCTGCCCAATCAGCCCCATTGTTAAAGGTAAGAAGCAATTCTCCGCCGGAGATTCCTGGGGCGCCAACGCCCAACATAACGCCGCCTCTTTCCCCCCACACCCCAATCCAATATTTTGTGCCTGAATTTAGAGTGTAAGGGGAATCTCCCGTATAAGAAGTCCATGTTGGCGTTGCCGTTTCTGCCGTATTTTCCCCGGATGTAATCGCATGATTCCAGAGAACGGTTGTAGATGGGCGGTCTATACCAGATACGGTTCTATTGCTGAGAATAACGACTCGCGCGCCCGCTGTTGTCCCTTGCCGAGAAACCTTGAATTGAAGCGTTGTGGCTACTACGGTTTCCGTAGGCGTGAACTTTTGGAACACGCAATACTGTAGTTCTACCGGATGGCCGAATCCAACGGGGACGTCATACGCGGCGCGTGTGCCTGTTACCGCCGCATCGTAGCCTTGCCCACTGGCTGCTTGCGTCCAAGTCGCGTGCGCGGTCTGGTTGTTGCGCGCCCGCGCCGCCCAAGACGCACTAACTTGCATTTGGCTGGTGGTGCTGTCAACAGTAGGGGTAAATTCCGGGTCAGTGGAGGTAATCGCCGCCTTCGTTTTTGCCGGCGGGAGTAGCACCTGATTCGGGAAACGGGTGTCAGCCAGCGAGTCGTGAAAGCGATCGGTATCCGCGTAGGTCGTGAGTTGCCCGCGCCCGCCGCGCCAGTCGCGCTGACTGCGGACACTGTAGCGCGAAAGGTCTTTGTCCTCACGCTGGCCTGGCCCGCCGAGTTGCCCCGAAAAGGGCGAAGTCATTTGGACGTTGAACCCGATGGGGCCGCTCTCGGTGAGCATCAACCCCAGCCGTTCAACTTCCGTGGCCTGGTCCGGCGCGTCGGAAAAGATGACGTGATAGCGCGAGTCCGCCGCGCCAATCGTCGGTTCTTCCTCCGGCGGCACCGGTTCCCAATCGGGCTGTTCGGGGAGATTGAGAGGCATGGCCTAGATTTGCTCGGCGTAGCGTCGGGTGCGGCTGGTCGTGCGGATCGGCTGGGTGCTGCGCCGGCGCCGGATTTGTTCGGCCTTGTTGTAGTGCGCCTGGGCCATTGTCATGTTGCTACGCGCCTGTTCTCCGGTCGGGTTGCGGCTTTGCAGCATTTCATACAGGAAGTGGAGCGCCATTTCCCGAATGAAACTTACGGCGTCCCGTTCGTCGCCGTCGCCAATGCCCAGGGTCGCGGTCGGCGTATCCAGCATGGTCACGCTGGATGAGTAGACCAATCGCATCGCAGTCGTGATGGAAGGCGTAATCTGTTCAGCCTGAACCGGCCAAGACCGGATGATGAGTTTGTATGCGCCAGGGACGCCGAGAACATCGTAGGATGTGACGGGCGCCCAATACAACCGCGACGAATCCCCCACATACAGTTGGTGGAGTAGGTTTAGATCGGACGGCAGACTGTATTCGTTCGTGCCCGCCACATAGGTCAAGCTGGTGGTGTCGTCCACCATCTTCACCCAATCATCGCCCGCCGCGCTTACGGCGTCTTTTACGGCCTGCTGGAAGTAGTCGTATTCCAGCGGCAGAATGTGGTACTCGGATGCTGCCTCAATCGCGTAAGGGAAAGCGGGGCTGAATGTCACGCGCGTAGCCGATTGGCTGGAAGCCGTGATGAGGCGGCTCAACCCGATATTCCCCTTGGATGTGACGCGGAGATAGTGGTTGACCCAGGTGTTATCCGGCTGATACAGGGTAGCCGAATCTACCAACGTGGTTGTGGTGCTGCTGCTTTCAGCCACGCCGCTTGCGGCATGGTTCATGCTGCGCCCAAGCGCGAGTATGAGGGTGTCAAGTGTCGTCTCTGCCATTGTTTCGGCAGGGCGGGGGCCACGGGCGCCCCCACCCTGAGACAGAGCGAACTAGGCCGCGCTGTTGACACCGGTGAAGCCCGCGTGATACAGGCTCCCCCGGACTTCCATCGTGTACGCGCCGCTGATCTGCCACTTGTCGCTGGTCCCGTTCTTGGCCAGCATCGTGCGCTTGAATTCCTTGCCGACAAGCGGGCCGATTCCCAGGTAGTCCTTCTTGACGAAGAACCAGAGGGTATCCGGCATGTCGTTGACGGTCACGATCTGGAGTTCAACGCCCACGTCCGTCCGCAGCATTTCCGTCACGAAGCCGCCGGTCGGGTCGTTCTGGTCGCGGTAGGTCGTCACCTGGCCGTTGGTGCTGGTGCCGTACATGGTGCTGATGTAGCGCCGTCCAACCGGGCTGACCAGAAGGGTGTCCGGCATGTTGGCCATGCCGACAAGAGCCAGGGACGCTTCCATCCGCTTGTTCACTTCCAACTTGGTCACAACGCCGCTGGACGCGAACGAGCTTCCCGCCGTGACGTTGCCCACGGTGCTGTTGATGTACTGCATGAGTCCGCCCATCGTGGACGGGACGCTCGTGCTGGTGCCCGCCTGGCGGAAGCCGTAGATCGCGTTGCGCTCCAAGCGCCGGAACAACTCGCGGGTGCGAATCCGGGTGTCGCGCTCGATTTTGTCCTCGATCCCGTAGCGGTCGATGGCCTGCTCAAGCTCCGTCACCGTGACCATGCCCGTCATTTCCTGCACGTAGTTGTACGGCGCAGTCGGGGTAATCACGTAGTCGGCGCTGGCATCCGTGCCTTCGGCGTGCGCCCGGCCAACGATTGTCATGGCCGTGGTCGCGGAGGCGGTCGCGGCGATGGAGGGCGCGGTGCCACCACCCACGGCGCGAGTCGCGGCGAAGGTGTCATAGGTTTCGTTGACGGACGTTACCCAGACAATTTCACCGGTGCCGTCGATCCGCACAAGGTCGCCCACCCGGAGGCGCGCGGCCTGGCCAGCGGTCAGGACCGGGGTGCCGACGACAATCGCGGTCGTGTTCGTCGCGGCGGTCAGGTTGCCGGTCGTGTTCAATTGCGCGGTCGAAGTCATCGTGAGCGTGAGGGCCGTATCGGCGTCCTCAAGCCACTCATACTTCATGGCCGTGCAGGGCTTGCTGAGGCTGTTGAGCGCCGGGCGGTCGTCCGTCCCGCCGGCGATCAGGCGCAGAAAGGGAACGTCCTTGGACGAAACGAGATCAAGGATCGGGACAACGGAGCGGACATTCGTTACCGCATCCGAGTACGTGTATTTCGTGGTAGCCATGTCAGTGATTCCTCATAGCCACCGGGAACAGGGAAACCTTACCGGTCGAACAGGTCCGCGCTGGTCTTGCCCATCTTGCGAAGTTCGCGCTCTACATCAGCGATCGCGGGATTGTCGATGCCCTTGCCTTTGTTGCGGGTCCACTTGTCCCGTAACGCCTTCATCGTCGCTTCCTCGGCGCCCACCGGCGCAATGACGCTGGGGGCGCTGCTGGTCGCGGTGACGCCGGCCTTATCCAAGGCGGCAACAACGGCCTTTTGGGTCTCGCTCTTGGCCTGGGCTGGCTGCGCCCGTTTGAGGGCTTCCAGTTCGGCCTTGAGCGCGGCCTTCTCGGCCTCGGAATCCTGCTTCACGATCTGGGGGGCCAGCCGGGTCAAGGCGTCGATCGCCGCCGGAGTGGCGCCCATATCCCAAACCGCCTTCAATCGCGGGTCCGCCGGGTTGAGTCCCGATTCGCTCACGATTGCGTTGGCCTGGGCGTAGATGCGGGCTTGCTCTGCTTTCGCTCGATCCTGCGCGTCTCGTTCAGCCAAGCGGCGCTTGTAGGCTGCGGCCTGCTCTGCCGGGTCCAACGCTTCAAGCTGTTGCATCTCGGATCGCTGTCGTTCGGCCTGAATGGCTTCCAACTGCGCCTGGATGGCGTTCAACTTCGCATTGGCTTCGGCGGCGCGGCGGTCGCTCTCGGCCTTCTCGCGGTCTGCCTTGGACTGAAAGGCCCGGAATTCGGGCAGTTGCGTAAGGTCTACCGGTTTCGCGGTAGCGGGTTCTGGCGGCGCGACGGGGGCCGTCTCCCCTGGCTGGGACGTAGGGGCTGCTGGGGGTAAACCAGTTCCACCGACATTCTCATCTGCCACTGTTTCTATCTCCTGTGCGCCTTCTCCTTGCGGAAAATTCGCCTATTGGGTTTGCCAAAAACGAAAGCGCGGCGAAGCATCTTTGCTCCGCCGCGCCTGTTGGCTTCTGGCTGATACGGGGGATTCTACACCCTATCCAAAACCCCATGCGCCCACTTTGGGCGGCACCTTCGCGCGCATCTTATCCAGCGCCGCTTTCTTGTCCGCTTCGATTTTGAGCCGCGCATCGCGGTCAAGGTAGAACCCTTGCACCGTTTCCCAGCCAAACGAAACATCCGCCCAATGTCCCACCCTGACCTTGCTCGTCGCGCCAATGCTGTATCCCAGCGCGCGGGCGCGCGCGCAGAAGGTCAAGTCCTCGCTTCCGTTTTCCTCGGCATCTTCTGGGAACGCAAACCACGGGCGAGTTAGGCGCTCGTCCTCGAAAATCTCGCGGCGCATGAGGGTAAAGTGCAAGCCCACGCCGGCCACTTCCTCGGTTACATTCGGGTCGCGGATTTCCTTCATGCGAAACTTGCGTTCTGGGTCATCCACAAGCCATACGGCGGCGGGTGGCCAGCGCCGGCCGGTCACGTAGGGCTGGAAAATGTCGAATCCCCAGCCGTCTTTCAGGTCGCGCAACTTGTCTAGCGTGCTGGGCGCGAAGTCCGCATCGCTGTCCACAAACAAGATACTGTCGCAGTCGGATTGCAGAAGCAAGCGGGCCAGATAGTTCGCGGCGTAGGCCGGGAGTTTGCCCTCAATCTCGGTGTTGCGATCGCCGGCCCGCTGCCCCTCGGCAACCAGTCGGATCATGCTCCGGTAGAACTGCGCCAGCACGTATTTCTCAAGCCGGCAGGCTACCAGAATCTTCCCCCACGGTTTCGGTTCTTTTCTCATGTTCTCCTATCGGCTTGGGCGCACCGGGCGCGCCTTGGCCGTCTTAACCGCTCCCCGGTAATACTTGGCATAGAGCGGGTTCTTCTGAGCGTACGCCAGCGTCAGGTTCAACGCCTGCTGCACCTTCGGGTTTTGCATCCGAATTTGCAACTTCTCCTGGGCGGTCGGCGCCGCCTGGTAGCGGGAGAGGGCCATCGCCCCGTCCTCGCCCAGCGTGGTCGTGATGAGCGCCTTCAAGTCCTTGCTTGCCTGGCGCGCCTGCGCCCACTCGGCTTGCATTTCCGGCGTGACGGTGCCGATGTTCTGCTGCACCCACCCGCGCGCCATCTGGGTCGCCAAAAGATACTGGTCGGTGGTGAGCGTGGCCCGGCTCGACTGGTCAAGCGCCGCCCCAATCAACGGCTCTTGGTTGAGTTGGTAGCTGTCGCTGCCGGGGGGCGTCTGGGTCATCATGTAATCCCAGAACGCGGTCCTGGCTGCGTCCTTCTGCTTGGCGCTCTCGCTCATGTTTGAGCGCATCACGTCTTGGGCCGGCGGGAACACAAGGCGGCTGATGCTGTCGTAGTCCTCCGCGCTGAACCGATCGCCGTAGACCTTCTGAATCAGGGGGGCCAACTGCTTGCCGGAAATTGGGCCAACGGCGCCGACTGTCTGCGCCCATGCGTCGGACACGCCGGCATCGGCGGCGGTGCGGTAGGCATCCATCGCGGGAGTGTAGATGCCCTCAAAGTAGATTCGCTGTGCGGCTTCCAAGGCGGTATCGGCCCGCTTACGGTACACGTCTACGGCGGTGCTGTCAAGCGTATCCAGCCACTTGCGAATCGCCGGGCCGCGCCCTTCCTTGTCCGCTGCCGCGACGATGTTCCCGATTTCTGGGATACCGTGCGCGATGGTTGGAAGGGCCGCGCTCCAATCCTTCACGCTGGCGTTGTAGGCGGTGAAGTCAACTGCCCCGTCCGGCCCGATGAAGTTCTCGGCCAGGGGTTGCGTTCGGACCAACTGGCGCATGATTTCTTCCTGGCGCATCTTGACGGCCTCGGCTGGGTTGGCGCCGGCAACGCTCATGGGCTTGTAGTCCAAGTTCGGGACATACGTGCCGGCGTTCCCGGTGGTGCCGGAAAGGGCAGTAACGGCCTTCTGGTAGTCCTGCTGCCAGTCCTGCGTCCCCGTCTGCTGCTTGTTGCGATCCCCGCGCGACTGCGCCGCCCAGCGGGAATCCTCCACGATGCGCGCGGCTTTGCGATCCCAGGGCCGCGTCTGGATAACGGCGTCCTTCAAGCGGTCAAAGGCGACGTTGATGGTGCTGCGCTGGGCGGCGTCCAAAAGATACCCCGCCTCGCGCGTATCGCCAGGAAGGGCGTAATACTGCTGGCGCTGGGCTTGCAGGGCCGGATATGCCTGCTGAACGGTTTGCACGTCTGCGCGGCTTCCTGTGCCCGTCACGGGGCTATATGCGGCGGCTTTCTCGGTGGCCGTCATTTCCTGGCGTATCTTCTCGCCCTGCGGCTCGGCTTGCAGTCGGAGGCCCAGCATACTGCCGGCCAGGGTGGTCACGGCGCGCTGGCCGGTCGCCTGCTGCGCGGCGGCGCGCGCGACGGCGAGGGCGTTCTCGGCCAGGGTCGGGTCGATGTGGAGTTCCTTCGCCACGTCCTCGGCGGTGGCGTTGCGTATCTGCATCCCCAAGTCGGTCTGCCCATGTAGGCGTATCCACTCCTGCGCGGCAAGGTAGGGCTTCACATCGTAGGCCATTCCAAGTTTGGCGTTGGCTTCCGCACCCATGTCGGACACGCTGCGGGAAAGCCGGTAGGGGTCGTAGGCAGTCGTGTCGGGCAAGCCCAGCCCGCGCCGAATACCTTCCTCGATGTTGACGCCCATCGGCCCGCCAATCCCAAGCGCGCCGGTCGCGGCCTGGATGATCCCCGTTTGCGGGATGCCCATGCCCACGCTGCCCCGCCCCCACGTCGCTTGCTGTTCGGGCGAGTTGTCGGCCTGGTAGATGCCGGCGAGACGGGCGGGGATGTCGATCACGGGCGAAGGCCGCAAGCCCACCTTTTCCGCGATGTTGTAAAGCTGCTGGAAGCCACCCTTGACCTGCTCCCCGTCCGATACGTCCCGGCCCAGGAAGCCGGCGTAGGGGAAGAACGTTTCGGTGGGGTCAAAGTATGTATCCGGCAACTTCCCACCGGAAAGATCGCCGGTCGGGATGCGAAGCGACGAATCAAAGCGGGCGCGCCCGCCCCGGCGCTTGTTCTCGTCTTGGAGGGCTTGCTTGTAGCGCAAGTATGCGCCGAGATAAGCCGGGTTTTGCAGAAGTCGCAGGGCGAAGTTCCGGCCCTGGCGGGTTGACCAATACGAGAACGGCAGAAGTAGGCCAATCCATGCGTCGATCCCGCGCTTGCTGGCGTAGTCCAGAAGGGCGAAGTTCGTGGCCTCCTTGCCGTAGGTCTTGGCCCGGTCGATGGTCGTGTTGAGGTCGGTCATGTGCCGCTTCAAGTCGGCATACAGCGCGTCGTATTGGGCCTTGCTCAGTTCCTTCGGGTTGTGCGGCTGGGCCATGTGGTCCTTCGCCGCCTGGCGGATCGCGTTGAGGGCTTGCGACTGCTCAAGGGTGGATGCCTTCACAATGTCCGCGAAGCGCGGGGCTTCGTGGTCGCCGTTCTGCTCAAGCTCGGCATCCTGGTTCACAAGAGCGTCCTCGGTGATTGGCGCATCCGCGTGGGCGCGGGCTTGTTCCTCGATGGTCGGCTCCGGGGCCGGCTTCACCGGCGCGGCCTCGGCGGCTACGGGCGTCTCGCGCAGCGGGTTCAATGCCTCGACGGTCTTGGCGAAGGTCTGGGCCTGTGGGCCAGGGTCGGGCACCGTCACGTCCAACCCATACTTCTTGAACAGGGTGTTGAGAATCGCTTGCTTGGTCTGGTCGCCCAAGGTGCCGCCGCCAAAGATATCGGACTGCATCTTGTTCCCGATCGCCATATCGTTGTAGTCGGCCAGGAAGCCAATGAGCGAGTTAGCCCCGGTGCCGCGCTGCATCCGCTGGGCAATGAAGCGGGCCAACGCCTTCGCTTCGGGCGAGAATTGCGTAACGCCGGTATCCGCGTAGACGCCGTTCCCGGTCACGTCCAAGTAAGCGTTTACGGCCGGGACGGGCTTGGCCCCTTTGCCCAGCGATGAGTTCATGGCCTCGTTGACGGCGCGGTAGGCGTCGGTCAGGTCTTTGGTCAGGGACAAGTCAACCCATTTCTTACCTTCTCCGATCAGCCCTTCCAGTTGCGCCGTCCCGCCCAAGTTGGCGAAGATCGCCTTTTCGAGCGGGGCGTTGTCCAGGTCTTTCCCGGCGGCAATGGCCTCCCCGATCATCTTGCCTTCGGGCGTATCGCCGTAGATCGCGCTGTAAAGCGCCATCTTCATCCGCTTTTCGCCATCATCGGTGAGCGGCTTGCTTGCGCTTTCGTCGTTGAAAAGTTTGGTGCGTTCCTCAAGCGTGAAGTGGTCTTGGAACGCCTTGCGTAGCGCCTCGTTCTTGGGCGACTGCAAGGCGGTTTCGATTGATTGCCCAGGCTCGATTTTGAGCGAAGATAGAACGGCCGGATTGCCCCGCACAAACTTGGCATCCGATGTTGCTTGTTCGCCCAAGGTGGAGTCCATCGCCTTTGGCTTGTTGGTCAGTTGGGCAAATTCGGCCGGGTCTACCTTGGATACCAAGATGCGGACCATCATCGGCTTGTCGCCTGCGGCGGCGATTCGCTCATCTGGGATGCCGGCCTTGCGGGCCATGTCGCGCATCCCCTCGTTGAGCGCGGTAATGCTGTCGGCCTTGCCGGGAACGCCTTCGGGGGCGCGGGCGCGGACAGTCTCGACAACCTGCCGGCTCCCGTTCTGGGCCAGTTGGATGTATTGCCCCTTGCTGCCCTTCTCCGGGTGAACAATCGGAACACCCGAATCTATCTGGTCAGTCGTGAGGATTTGGGGCGCCTTGAACTGCTGCGCGTTCTTCTCGGTCTGGGCCTGGTAGGCGGCTTGGTCGCGCCCGCGTGGTTGCCAGGCGGGTTGTTCGTGGTCCGGGTTCTTCGCCCCGCCCACAAGATGCGATTGGGCTACCTGGTCGGCCGGCAGAATGTCCAGCACAAAGGTATATGTCTCGGCGTTCGGCCCGTTGGCGTGAACGATGCGCCGGGGGTCAACGTTGGTCAGGTCGTAGGCAAGCGGCACGTCTGGGACGGTGCTGGCTGGGCGCGGGGTCGGGAGTGGGCTGTTCTCGTCCACCGGGCGCGCCGCTGGGTCAATGTCAAGTTTCGGAAGATCGCCCGGATTGGTCGGCGGGATTACACCGGTGTCGGATGAGGGCGCGTATACCGCGCTGGCGTCCAGAATTTGCCGCTCAAGAAGTTGCACCTTCCGCTCGGCGGCGGTAATGCGGGCGGTATCCTTGGCCTTGTTCGCCCGGTAGAGTTCCTTCTTGGCCGCTTCCAGCGCCGTTTTGAGTTGGGCTTTCAGGCTGGGAGGCGGGGCAGTCGGCGCGGCGTTCGCCGGCTTGACTGCGCCAGGCACGGCGGCGGCTTCTGGCGCGCCCATTCCCGGCAACGCCTGAGCTTCGCCGGTCGCGGCCTCGACAGGTTTGGGCTGGGCCGGTGTAATAGGCTTCGGCTCTGGGCGCATCCCCGGCATTTCGGGCTGAACAATGTCCGCCTTCTTCGGCGCCGGCCCCGGCGCGGGCGCTTTGATCTTGTTGGCAAGAATGTCCTCGGCCTTCTTCATCCCTTCCGGGGTGACAATGCCCTTGATGATCTCTGCGGCCTGGGTGCGGCTGTAGCCCAGTTCGGTCGTGAGCGTTTTCAACACGCCCTGGAACGAGGTCGAATTGCGGGTGGCCGTCCCGATCAGTTGGGCATGGGTCAGTTCCCCATATCGGCGCTCGGCGTAGTCGAAGTAATCCTGCCAAATTTTCGCGCTTCCGGCGTCGTAGGCTTCCATGTCGATTTCGCCGGCCCGCTTGCGCTCAAGTAGCGCGTTCATCTTGAACCGCGCCGTAAGCGCATGTTCCATGACGTTGTTCTCGGCGGCGCTGAGAATGTCGGCAACCTGGGTAACAATCGCCGGGTCGCGCCCGGTGAGGACGCGCGAGAGCCGGAAGGCTTCAAGGCGGGCGGCGTCGATGCGCGCCCGATCGGTGCCGAGTTTGGTATCGAATACAGCCGCGTCGGGCTGGCCCTGCTTCATCTGCTCGATCATCTGCGCCCAGGCTTCTTCCGCCTTGGCGGTCGGCTTGTCCACGCCGGGGAAGTCCTTGACGATCTGCTCCCACGCAGTCGGATCGTTGATGACCTTTGCGGCTTCGCCCACCTTCCGGTGCATGTCCGCAATCTCGCCCAACTTGGCCGTGTTCTGCTCGTTGTTCAGACGGCGGTAGTCCTCCCAAATGTTCTGCATTGCCTGGCTGCGCCCGGTGCCCTTGCCCAACTTCTCGATCTGAGCGGATACCCAACCCATGAGCCGGGACTGTTCGGCGCGCGCCTTGTCGCGGATCGCGTGTTCCTGCTCCATCTGCCACTGGATGAGCGACATGGATTTGCGCGCCCAATCGGCGGATGCGGCCGGGTCGGCCGGCGGCTGAAAGAATCCATGTGATGTGCTGCGGGCCTTGGCGGCGTTGATTTCTCCGGCCTGCAAGTCTTGGACGGCTTGCTTGGTCTGCGCGTCGGCCTGAGCCGGGGTAATCGCCCCGGCATCTACCATCTGCTTCGCCAGGGCTTCGATATGAACCTGCGCCTCGCCCAAGTCCTGCTGCGTGACGTTGAAAGTCGCTTTGGTCGGGTCCACCGTGTCGCCCAGACTGGCGATGTGGCGGATGTAATTCTTGATAATGCCGTCCTCGTAGCCGTCGATGACGGTATCAATGGCCTTGTTCGGATCAGTCCCGGCCGCAAGCGCCTTGCCCAAGTCCTGATAGACCATCTGCCGGAGTTGGGGCGATATGGCATCTACCGGCAACCCGGCCTTCTCCAAGGCGGTCCCGATGTTGAACATAGAGAACTGGCTTGCCTGCTTCACCTGGTCGTTGAAGGTTTTGATGAGGTCGGCCCTTGTCATGCCCTCCCGGTAGCCCGCTTCCAGATTGTCCGCGATGCTTGCGAATTCCGGCCCCAAGATCATCCGCACCTGGTCGGTAATCTTGGGCTTCCAGTTGAGGCCCATGAACCGCTTGAAGGTGGTGTAGAAGGCGCGGGTCCGGCGCGAGATTTCCCACTGGTTGTTCTTGTCGCCCAACCAGTTATTGAACTTGCCGACAACCGGCACCTTGGAAAGTTTGCTGGGAATCTGATTGGACGGCACCCCTTCGGCCTGGGATTCGTGCATCAGATATTCTTTGCCCACCCCCACCTTGCCCAAGTAGTCGTTGATCGCCGCCGCGCCGTCCATCGTGTGAACGCCATCCATCGCCATCGTCACAGAGTCGCCCATGACGTTGCGAAAGACATAGCCCAACGTGCGGAGATAAAACTCGCCCAGCCAGGATTTGATCTGCTGCCCGGTCTGCTCCACCCACGGGCGTTCATTCATCGGCTTAACGCCAAAAACGTCCTTGGATGTTTGGTCAAGCTGGTTGGCAATCTCCTTAAATAGCGCGATGGGGTTGTAGGCGCCGGCCTCGCCCACCTTCTTCAAGGCTTTGGTGAACTTCTCCATGCCCATCGCTTCGATGACTGGCCGGGCGAGTTCGGCCTTGACTGACTGGCCGATGTTCCCGTAGCCGCGTTCGGCCAGCGCCTTCGGGTTCTCGATGAACAGTTGGAGATTGGTCGCCGCTTCTGCAACGTTTCCCGCGTCTTTGGTCAACGTCTGCATAATGTCGATCGCGTGGCCGGCGGCGCTGCGGGCCTTGGCCTGGGGCAGAAGTTCGGCCAGGTTCATAAACTCGGTGTAGGCCCGCGCGACGGCCTGCGAGACAAGCGGGGTGGCCCGGCTCACGTCGCCAAACTTTGCCGCCCGTTCTTCCAGCACCTTGATTTGCGTCTCGATCTTCGTCCGCTTCTGGGCCTCGATCTGCTTGGCGTTGAACTGGTCGTAGTTGATGACCGGGTTGCCGGCCTCGTCAAGCGCCCCTTGCAACTTGGGCAGGGCTTCGATGAGGGGTTGGCGCTGGGCGTCAATCGCCGCGATCTTCGGGCGGTCGGCCAAGTTCTCCGGGGTCAGTTGCGCCCGCTGGGCGTCAAGCTCGGACAACTGCTTCTGCTTGGCGAGTAGCGCCGTTTCTTCGGGGGTCCACTCGATCGGCTTGGCTTGTGCGGCCAGGGCGCGTTGGGTTTCGAGTTCAGCGACAACCGCCGCCTTCGCCGCGCCCTTTCGGCTGGGAGTGGCCAGAAGGTCGATTGCCGCCTTCTCCTTGGCCCGTTGCATCCCTGCCGTCACGCCGGCGCGCGCGGCCTCTACCTTTTCCAGCATGGTCGCGCCGCTGGCGTCTCGCGCCAGGGCGTCATACACCTTGGTCACAAAGTAGTTGGTCGTGGTCTTGGGCATGAACTTCTCAAGCCCAAAGAGCTTATGCAGCGGGAGTTTGTTCATCGGGTCCACGCCGGCCAGGGCCAGGCCCGTTCCCACCACGGTTTGCCCGATCATTTCAGCCATCGGCAGGGCTTCGCCCTTAATCATGCCGGTGGCCTTGTAGATGCGGTCCTGTTCGTCGGCAGCGTCGGCCGCTGCTTGCTGCGCCTGCTGGAAGTTCGCCCCGCCGGCGATCGCGTCCGCTTCGGCCAAACGCCCGGCGCTGGTGATTCGGTCCTCGATGCGCTTCTGAAACGCCGCCGATTCATCCCCGAAAAGCTGCTCGGTGGGGGCGGGCTGCGATGCGCCCCGGATCGCAGTTTCGGGGTCCTCCCCGGCCAGGATGCGTTCAGCCGCCTTCACCCGCGCGTCCGGCCCTGAGAACGCAATCGGCGCGGTGCGGTAGTAGGCATAGGTCACGGGGTCTTTGAGGATACTGCCCTCGACAAACCCCGCCGGGTCGGATAGCAGCGTCTTGCGGTTCGGGTCGCGGATGGGCAAAGAGTAGTCCGCGCCCAACTGCTGCTGCTTGGCCCGCAAGCGGTCCATCACGGACTGCTCATTCCCCAGGCCCATCGCGCGGAGATACGCGCTGCCGGCCTTGTTCATGCTGCCGGTGTCGATCCCCTCTTTGATCGTCGCCCATGTTTGGCCGGGGTCGGTGATGACTTTGGACAATGCTCCAAACATCTTCGCGCCGCCGAGCGCAATCAGGTTGGGGATTTCGGTATCGCCAATCTTCACCGTGTCGGGGAATAGTCCTTGCCCAATGCCGGCGGCTGTCTCGACGGCCTGCGGGGCAAAGTTGAGAACGTCGCCAATCCCCTTCGGCGCAAGGGGCATCCCCAAGCCGAATAGGGTGGCGAACGCGGCGCTGGCGATGTTCTCCGGCGTCGGCTTCTCCCACGCCTGCTTGACTGCTGGACCGACTTCCGAGATTGCCATGTTGCCGGCGGTGGATTCGGCCGAGTTCGCCCAGACTTCGGGCAAGCTGGCGCCCTGCTGGGCCTTCAAGAGCGGGTTGATGACAGCCCGCGCATAGTTGCGTTCTTGCTTACCCGGCCATGTATCTTCGGGGGCGAAGAAGTCCGGCGCGTCCCCGCGCCATACCGCTTCGGCGGCTTTGCGCCCATAGTCCGGCTCGGTCGCGGCCGGATGCTGTAATGCGTTTAGAGCAAATGGGTTCGCAGCCCGGTTGACGTTGAAAACCGCGTTGGCAATATCGCCTAACCATTGGGGTAGGGGCGGGCGGTTCTCCGGCGCCGGGACGCCGCTGGGGGTCTTGGGGACGCCCACTTGCGCGGCGGACGGCTGAACCGGCTGCGATTCCCACGGGATTTGCGGCTGGCCCTGCGCCTGCACCTGGTTCAGCATGTCCAGATATTGCGGGTTCGTGCTGGGTGGCGTGGGCGCGGCCGGGGTGATCGGGACGGCCGGGAGTTGGGCTTGTGCCTGGGCCTGCCCGGTCTGCTGGGTGATACCCTGCTGGCGCTGCAAGCGGCGCATCCGCGCGCCGTAGGATTCGGTGAAGGTCCACCACGGTTGAGGCTGGTTCGGGTTCTGCATCTGGTATTACCAAAAACGGCGTAGCCCCTCTGGGGACTACGCCGCACCTTGTCGGACTGTTGGCCTCTCCCTGGGGAGTTTACATGTACGAGACATTCGGCCCAAAGCGCCGCCCAAACGCGGCCAAGTTCTGCCCCTGGTCTTGCAGTCGGTTCTGTTCCGCGTCCTGCTGCTTCTTCCAGTCGAATCCCGCCTGCGAAAAGGCTTGGTTCCACTGGTCAAGTGCCTTGTTGCGCTCAAACTCGGAATTCCACTGTTGGCCCGATCGGTCGAATTGCTGGCCCCACTGGCTATCAGCGGCGTTGGCGCGGCCTGTCTGAAACTGCTGGTTCCACTGGTTGTTGGCCTGGTTCGCGTCGAACGTGCGCCCCCACTGGTCGGCGGCGCGGTTAGCCTCGTTCTGCGTGAAGTTGTTCTGCCAACCCTGCTGCCCCTGCTGGGCGTTGAAGTTGCGATCCCACTGGCTGTTGCCGGTGTTGTACTGGTCGCGGGCGAGTTGGTTGGCGAAGGCGCGCTGGGCCTCGTTCGCCCCAAACGTCTGATTCCACTGGTTGTTGGATACGCCCTGCTGGGCCTGGTTCGCCCCAAACTCCTGCTGCCACTGGCCTTGCTGAACCTGAGACTGCTGCCACGGGTAGAGCGCGGCCATGTTCTGCGCGATCCCCGCCCATGCCCCGGCCGGGGTGCCGGCGAACGGCGACGGCCCGTTGGGGTTGAAGGTGTTGCCGGCCCACGGCAATATCTGGTTGGGGTCGAAGCCCGAAAAGGACTGGTCGCCGTAGGGGTCCGTCCACCACGGCCCGCCGTTGGGGTTCTGCCCGCCGCCCGCGCCGGCGGCGTTCGGGTTGACCGGCCCCATCCCGCCCACCTGTGGCGTGTTCCACGATTGCGGACGGCCTTGGGCCGCGCCTGGATTCCACGCCGGGCCAGGTTGACCACGCCCTACGCTCGGCGGCGGGGTCTGCATGTTCCACGGCCCGTATTCCGTGAAGGGCGCTTGCGACTGGAAGGGCGGGGCAAGCGACGGGGTTGGGGTATTCAGGGGGGAGTTCCACCCGCCCCGCTGGCCTGCGTTGCCATTCATCAGGCCAGATGGCATCCAGCCATTCCCCCATTGTGTGCCCATCCCGTTTGCCATTGTTTGTAGCCACGGAGGAACACCGCCGGATTGCTGCTGTTGGCCCTGCGGGCCAGCCGGCGGCATCATCCAAGAAGGAATACCGCTCTGCTGACCTTGCCCAACCCAAGGATCAGGGCCACTAATGTACGGGAAATTTTGGCGAGGCATAGCAGGTACGCCGGCGTATGCTGTCTCTACACGTCCCCCGCGCCCTCTTAACCAATCCGAAAAACTTATCGGCTGAAACTTGGATTGGACGGGCACCCCTGCCGCTGCCCACCTTGTAGGATCATCCCACCAGTTTTGGGGATTTGGCTGTGTCATTACTGGCCTCCCTTGATCTTCTTGCGAAGTTCTTCCATGCTGCTTTCGTACTGCCGCATCGCCGCGAGGGGGTGCGCGCCTTCCGGCGCGGTCGTCGCCACGAATTTTGCCATCGCAACCGGATTGCCCCGGTGCAACTTCTCGTAGCGATCCACAAGCTGCCGCTCTGAAAGGGTGTTGCTCTGCTCAGTCAACTTGCCTACCATCGGCTCGATCACGCGGGCGACTTGGCGCATCGTACCGCCAATCAGGTCTTTCATCTTAGGCTCCTTCCGGGGGCGCTTGCAACGGCCCCGGCACGGACGGCACCCCGCCGCCGCCGGGCATGTTCACCTGGGGCGGGCCGCTCATCTGCATTGGGCCTCCCGGCATCGGCGCGCCCGGCATCGCGCCCGGCGCCATTCCCGGCGGCATCCCTGGGCGCATGGTCATGGCGTTGCCTGGCCCTTGCATCTGGCCCATCCCCGGCGGCGCCATTGGCGGCTGTGGGGCGAACAGGGCGTTGGCCTGCGCGATTTCTTCCGGGGTGGTGTTCTCGGCCCCCATGAGGAAAGGCAGGAATTGAGCGGCGGTCTGCCCGGCGAACATTTCCATGAACTTCGGATTGGACAGAATCTTGTCGCGCAAAATGCGTTGCATTTCGTCCGATGGGGATTCGGCGCCCAGCCCGAATTCCGGCAACTTTTGCATGAGGTCGATCATCGTTTCGGTGCTGATCTGGCCCTTCTGCTGCAACATGCTCCAAAGCGAAGCCATCGCCGCCGTGTCCTTCGGCATCGACGCGCTGAGCTTGGCTTGCACCCGGATAATGTCGCCAATGTCGTCGGCGGTCAGGGTTTCGGTGATGGCCTTGCCGTGCTTCGATGTGCCCCACACCTGCCACACCCCGCGCGCCGGGCTGTAATACTTGGCCAGGCATAGGGCATGTTCCATCATCGCGGACAGAGAACGCTCAAACGCCTGCTGCCGGAAGCCGATCGACATTTGGAACACGGACGCGAAGCCGCTGATGGCTTGGCCTGAGAGTTGTTCCGTCCGCCCGCTGAAAACGTCGGGGATGCCGACGCGGGAGAGTTGATCGTTCAGGGCTGAAAAGACGCGCTCCGCTTCCGGGTTGGTCACGTCATTTTGCAGCCGCCATACCTTGCTGCCTTCCTGCACAAAGTTGACTGAGTTGGGGGACCAGTCCAACACAAACTTCGGGTCATCGGTCAGGACCGGCGAGTTGGGCGCGCTGAGCATCGTTTGGAGGCCCATGCTCAGGCCCATGTTCATCGCCGCCAGGACGCCGACGCTCTTGGTCTTGTCGCTGCTGCCGTTCGTGAGCGGGTAAAGGGCGCTCAGGTTGGCATTGGCCCCGCCCATCGGGGTCTGTGTGCCGGGGAACAGGAAGAACGGGATGCGCTTGTAGTAGGGCATGACCACGGGCTTCTTGATGATCGTCAAGCCCAAGTCCTCGACTTTGCGCCCCTTGCGATATACCCCTTCGTCCACGGCCACGCAATGAACCACTTTGCGGACGCGCCGGCGGGTGACAACTGGCGCTTCGTTCTCGCCTTCCTTCGTGTCCTCGGCCGAATCCCCTGGCGCGTTCTCTGTCTCGCCCGGCGAATAGTCCTCGCCGCCTTTTAGCGCCGCCTGGATTTCATCGGGTGCAAGACCACTCGCGGCGCCCTGTTGCGCCTCATACGCCTGCTGAACCATGTCCGTGAGCAACGGGGCTGCGGGTTCTTTCTTTGGCTCAACATCCTCCCAATCGGTGATTTCAACCCAATATTCAATGTAGGTGATGGGGATATCGCCCCATTCCGCCATTGCTACCGCGTCGTTGAGCTTGGACGGGGGCGGAAGGGTGACGCCCCATTCATCTTCAATCTCGCGGCGGGGGCGCTCCCACGAATGGACAAATTCGGTGAAACGGTCTTTGCGCGCGTCCATGCTCCAATAGCAGGCGCGCGGGTCCGGCGTGTGCAGCACAAGCGGGAATTCATCTTCGGCGGCGTTCGGGTCATACGCCAGCTTCATAATCCCGATGCCAGCGCATACCGCCCACCACGCCGCTTCGGGGAGTAGCGTATCCAAGTTGACCATCGACGCCATCCCGTCAAGCCAACGCTCGATCTTCTGCGCCCGTTCCTGGGTGGGCATGTTGGCGGTCCCGGCCGGGACGGTGTAGACCGGGGGGCGGGTGACAAGCAAGGCCCGCAACTTTTCTACAAGGTCGAACGCCAGGGGCAGAGAAACGCGGTATTCGTTGGGCGGCATCCGGCCTTCGAAAACATCCAGAGAGTACATGCGAATATACTTTGATATCCGCTCGTTTCTTTCCGCTGCCGCGTCCTTCAACATGGCGGATCGCGCTCGGATATAGGCCCCATCTATCTTGTTGATGTTCATGCGCGATAAAAAAAGGCGGGCCACCCTAGCCCGCCTTTCCATTTGGATAACAGCTCCCGCCGAAAGTATACTACTTCGCCAACCACCCCCAAGTTTTCCCGTAAAGAATGGCGTCTACGGTTGGTAGAGAAATCCCAAACGAGTCCGCAACAGACTTCCGAGATTCCCCCGCCATGCGCCTAGCCCATATCTCGCGCACCCCCGCCTCAGTAAGTCTTGAAGTCCCGCTGGATTCTCCACGGGGCGCTCCATGTTTCAGGACCGAATAACGGTGGGCCAGATTTTCGCTCCGCGTCACCCACTCAAGATTGTGGGCATGGTTGTTTCCCCTGTTGCCATCCTTGTGATTGATTTCGTGCTTTGGTGTTGGGCGTTGGCCGAGAAAAGCCTCGGCCACAAGGATATGCACCCGCACGGTGCGCCCTGCATCATTTATGCGCATGCGAGTGGCGAGGTACCCGCGCATAGGATTCAATCGCATAATTCGCCACTTCCCATACTTCCGGCTGGCAAGCCTACCCTCATTTGACACACTGTAGTCGGTGCCGGGTATCTCCTTCCAAATCTCCATGAACCACCTGCAAAAACGAAACTCGCCCACATTTCTGCGCCGCCGCATAGTGGAAACCCCGCACAGGTACGGGGCGTCAGCGGCGCAGAAATATAGGCGAATCGTTTCCCCTGTGAACATGATATTCGCTTCCCCGGATTCCACCCCGGAGTCGCGTCTGTGCAGATACTACAACTTGTCGTCCCAGTTGTCAACTACCCTATCGGGGCGGCGATGGGCCGGCCCGGCTGCGGGACGGGGACGCCTGGGCGCGGCAACATGGCCATTACCACGGCGTCGGCCCGATCGGGGCTGCGCCCGATAACCTTCTTGACCAATTCCTTCTCCACGATCCCGATTGCCCCGCCGGCCCCCTGCTTCCATGTGTGGGCTACCAATTCGTCCTCAAGTTCCTGGTCGTCCGGCAGGGCCACGTTCTTCCCATTGGTCGGGTTGAGCATGTCGCGCAGATTCCAGAAGGCATAGGCCCGCATGTTCGTGAACTTGATTTCGCCGGTCGTGTCGGTCTTGTCCGTCCGCTGACGGGCATCGTATCGCTCGACGCGGAGTTGCAATTCCCGGCATCGGCTGAACACGCCGGCGCCCAGCCCCACCACGTCGATGATCGCGTAGCGTTTCCGCATCTGCACCCGGTCTTGGATTGCCGTCACAATCTGCATCAGGTTCAGGGTCGCCGGTAAAACTTCCAGTTCGTCAATCAGATTCCCCACGCGCGGGGCCAGGACCGTCCTATCAGGGCTTTCCCCAATGTCCACCCCGTAGCCCTCGATGGTCGGGAGTTTGTATCGCTCGGCGGTGAGAACCTTCCAGCGGGCGCGGGCGAGTTGAATCCACGGGCGGGGGATGACGCCGTTGGCTTCCTTCGCGTCTGCGAAGTCGCCCAACACGCGCCCGATATACATGGCGCTGTCCTCGCCCCATTGCTCTTTGCGGCGCTCGGCCCACTCCTGGGACATGCGGCCGGCGGCGATACATTCTTCCTTCGTGACGTGCCGCACCCACCAATCTTGATACCCTGGCTGGCGGGTCTGGATGCGGTAGAAGCGGCCGGACTTGTCGCCGGGGGTGGAGAACGCCACGGCCCAGATATTCGTCTTGGTCGAAAACGCACCCTCGGCGCTGTCAAAGATCGCATCGGGGATCGCCTTGCTTTCATCGAACAGGTAAAGCATGTGGTCCCCGTGCGCGCCTTCGATGCTGCTGGGCTTGTCGCTGGCAATGGCAAACGCGCTGCCCGTTCCGAGTTTGATACTCAGGTCAAGGATTTCCGATTTTGGCTTGTAGGGTGGACGCCCGATCACATCCCAGCGCAGGCGCGGAACCCACTTATGCACTTCCGGCCAAAGGAACTTGGTCAACTGCTGCCAGGCGCTTGCGGTGGTGGGGAGTTTCCAATCCAGCCCGTCCCTGGTTAACGCGAACCAGTGGATGAGCCATGCCATGCAGGCCGTCTTTCCAAGACCGTGCGGCCCGCGAACGCTGATGCGCCGGGATGTTTGGAATTCGTCAAGAATCTCAAACTGGTATGGGGCGGGCTTCTCCCCCTTCGGGAAGGTAATGCACTCGCGGACGAATCCAGACGGGTCATCGAAGTACTTGGCCTGGAACTCGCGGTAGCGGTCGCCCGATCGGGGCGGGGAAGGGTTAAGTGGCTCTTGGGTGCCGTCCCGGCTGGCTATCAATGGCATCCACTGGTCCGCCTTCCGGGTTGCCCGTTCCACTGAGGCCCAAAGCGAGGATTTTCGCATCCAAATACCGATCCACGGCAATGATTTCTGAGATAACCGACAAGGCTTGCGTCAGCGCAGTTACCATGTCGGGGTCTTTCGGGTCGCCTTCGTGCGAAGCCCGCGAGATAAAGTTGATTGCTGCGGCCCGCGCGCTGTGCGCTACGTCGCCCCAACGTTCCTTCTCCATGTCCCGCAACTTCTTGACTGCTTTGGTCAGGGCCGGATGTTCCTCCGGCCGGGACAAGAAGTTGTTGCGGATTCGCTTTACCCGGTCAAGCGACACTTCAAACGCATTGGCGGCGGCGCTGTCGCCATAGTTCTCGGACCATATCAGGATGCGCGCCTGCAAGAGCGGCGGCAGCACATCCTTGTCCGGGTTCATGACAACCAATTCCGCCGGCGGGACGGGCGGCAACCCTTCTTTGTCGGGCAAGTAGTCTGGATCAGGCATGGCCTTCTATGACCGTGCAGGCTCGGACCTTCTGCACGGATAACTCCGATTCTACGACGACAACCCGCGCCGGCGATTCGCCCTCTGCCGGACGGCACTCGACGGTGATGGTGAACGAGACGCGCCGGATGGGCGTGGCATCGCCTGGAAGGGACCGTATCGAATCCTCAAGGGCGCGCGCGGCGGCGGCGGTAATCATCATGCCCCGGCTGGTGCCAGGCTCGACGTAGACCGTTCCGTTGTCCTCTTTCACGATGCCCGTTACTCTCACGCCGCCCCCATCTTGAACGCCAGAATGGCCTTGCGCGCGAAGTGGCGCACCACATCCCACTTCCAGAAGTAGACCATTGCATGACCCATCTTGTCGTAATCCGCCCATCGCCGGGCATATTCCTCGGCATCCATCGCCGCCAATGTCACGATCCAAGTGCATATCTGCGCGTCCTCGGTCATGCGCTTATCGTGGTCGGCCAACTCCTGCCACAAATCCGCGTGTTCCGTAAGGGATCGCTCAAGCGCCTCTGCGAATTCCCGTTCCTTGGCGGTCAACTCGCGGGGGTTGCCAACCAACTTGACGGATTCGGGCGGATCAAGCCCTTCCGCCTTTAGACGGTCGTAGATGGATTGCTCTGGCATGTCGTCCCTCCGTTTGTGATGGTCGGGATATATGGACCATACGGGACAATCTGCGGGTACGTGGGCTGTGGCCATGGAGACACGGGCGGCGGCATGAGCGGTTGCAACACGGGCCGCGACTCAAGGGCTTCAATCCGCCGGCGAAGCTCGGCTATCTCCGCTTCCTGGTCCACGCCGATCCCGGCAAGTTTGGCGATATGGCGGTCGCGCTGCTCGATCATCGCCACAATCTTTGCCGCCTTCTCGGCCGTGTCGTCGTCGCCTTCGATGATGTATTCGATTCTCTGCTGTAAGACGCTCATTTCTTTTCTCCAACGGTGCGAACGCGATCCACAAAAAGCCCCTCGCGCCTCAATCCGATGACGACAGAGCCGCCAATCTCCATTGGAATAACTTCGGGGTTCCCTTCCAGCACGAACGCAAGTGCCGCCCGCGCGTCTTTCTCCGCTCGGTTTGGCGTCGATCCCTGGCCGATCACGCTATGCCCGCGATGTTTGCACAAAACATGGGCCTCATACACCGGCTTTGTTTTGGCGCGGTCAAGCCAAGACCTGAAAATGACAATATCGTATTTTGTCGGGTCGGTCGCCTTTGGTTTTCGCATCAGTACACCTCCTGCCAGTAATGCCGGCGCTTGCGCGGCTTGCGCGTTGTGGTGGTCACCGTCTTTGTCCATGTCGGGTCAAGCCACACCTTAGGATCGCCCGGCTTTGCCGTTGTCGTCAGCGTATAAGGCGGATTCGGCGTGGCGTCGGCCCACTGCATGTAGCCAGATGTCATCGACGCCAGTACCCTGCCGCACACGCAATTCATTTTGTATTGCCCGCAGGTCGGGCACATCGGATCGCCTGTTGCCATTCCTCTCCTGTATACTTGCGCTAAGTTGCGTGGGCGGGGGCCTCAGTCGGCGGGGGCGCGCTCTAGTAAGCGTACAGCCACCGTACTAGCGGTGTGCCGTCGCGGGTTCGACTCCCGCTCGTCCGCGCAACTTATCCCCATTACCATCCCCTCCGCTTGTGAATCTTCGTGTGGCAGGACCGGCACAACACTTGCAAGTCTACCGGGTATTCCCGCCAAAGGTGGGCATACGAGACATGATGCACGTCAAGCGCCTTGTAACTGCTCCGCGCCCCGCACCGTTCGCAGCGGTGATCGGCGCGAATCCGCGCCTCGGCCGACACCTTGCGCCAGTGTTCGGTACGAAGATAAACTCTCCGATACCATGCCCTTCGGGGCATGACCACGCGCAGAAGTTTGGCCGCGATGTTATTCATGCCACTGTGCGATGATCTTGCGCGGCATCGGCTGGATTGCCGGCGGGGCCACAAGTTCGGCCATCCGTTCGCGGGCCATGATGATCGTCGGCCTAGCTTGCGCGGCGGCACCGATCGCGGCCAGCATCGCCGGCGAATCGACGTTGTATCCGCGCCAGTCGGTTGTGTTGCCGGCCTGGAATATGGCGGCAGCGCGTAGCAGATTCCCGTAGCCGTTGGACTGCGACATATCCAAGAACGTCCGGCTCCACGCGCCCACCTGTTCCGGGGTGAATCCCACGGCGGGGAATCCGCCTACGCTGCCCTGGTCCATCCCCGTTTCATCGCAGTAAATCCCTGCGAGGGCGGGGCTGGGGTCGAATCCGCATCGCTCAAAGAAGAAGCGCCAACGGAATTCGTACCAAATGTCCATCGGGTGATTGACCCACGGGCTGTACAGGTGATGGTTTATGGCCATCCCGTCCCTGTAGAGCGGGGCGTAGTAGGTCTGGATCGCCTGGCAAATGGCCGGGTCGTTGAACTCCGGGGTGCCCACGCTGAACCCGCCGCCGGCATACTTGCGGCCCTTGGCCTTCATTTTGCGCCACATTTCGCCGTCGAATCCGGCCCGGTCTTTGATCTGTTGCGGCGTCCCGTAGGCGCTTACGTCCTGCTCGTTAAGCGGCGTCAGATAAACCACGTTCGCGCTTTCCGCCCCTTCGTAAAGCAAGTCCGGGTCTGCCGGCGGAATCCCGCCTGAGACGTAGCGCCGGGCCATGACGGTGAGAGCCGGATTCTCGGCAAGCTGGGACGCGCCCAGGAAGTTGTTGATAAGGCTGATAGCGTTGCAGCCCGCCGCAATCGCCCGCTGCGCCGCGCCCATGTCGCCGGTGATAACGTTCACCCCCAGGCGGGTTTTGCCCGTGACGATTGGCGGCGGCGGCGGTGGCACCCAAGGCTCGGTAAAAGCGGCATTGCAATACCCATAACTGATTGGGCTTTGCGGGTTGTATTGCAAAAGCTCGGTCCCGTTCACTTTGGCCGATGGGGCCAGGTTCAGCGACAAGTCAAGTTTGTGCCAGCCCGTGATTGTCGTTGTGACGTTAAGCGGCGTCCCGTATGGCATGAGGCCAATTTTGGGGAAGTTGACCGATGGGCCAGTCCTGAGAAATAGCCCGTTTAGGGCCGATACTTTGTGTGTGTGAATCACGCCTTCCTCCACAAGTCGCCTTCGGCTTTGCGCCGGGCGATCAGGCCAGGGTATTGAACGCCGTCGCTGCCGTAAACCCAGCGCATTAACTGGTCGGGCACTTCGCCGTAGTTACCCCTGTTGAGAACCGCCAAAAGCTGCGACGATAGCAAATTCCCCTGGCCGACATTGAACGTGAACGATGTAAGCGCCGCCCACTGGTTACGATTCAGCGGGACGCGCACGTATTGATCGACGGCGTGGGCGTAGGGCACAATGTCCTCGGCAAGCCGGCGCTTGGCTTCGCCAATGGAGATATTGCGCCAGGCCGCTTCGTCCGGGTGGCCGTTGAGCGGCCCCATGTGGATAAGATGCCCAAATCCGCCCGTTGCGTTGCCAGCCGGGTCATTGTAGGGATTGCTTCTAAATCCTTCCCACTGAGCAATGAAGTCCACAAGCTCGGTGTCAACGGTGTGCCCGTTGGGCGGCTGAACGACAACGGGCGCCGAGACAACCCGGCTGGTGTGGGCATAGCAGTCAACGGGGTTGGCTTGTTGGGAGTAGAAGGTGCCGGCGATCAAATCGCACTTCAAGAGGGAGAACGCCCAGAAATCGCCCTGCGGCTTGGCGTCCACCCCCAGCGGCGCAGGTGTCACAAAGCGGACTACGCTTGAAAGGCTGGGTAGAGAACGGACATTCGTGCCAGCCATGATTGTCACTTGCATATCCCTCCTACCAAGTTGGAACGTTCGGGCGCATCTTCTTCGCGGCGGTCGAAAGGTTCCCGCTTAGCCCGTTTTGACGTGCCCAGGTTACAAGCCAGTTGGCGCGTTGGTCCGCCCCACCGCCCGATGGGACTGTGACGGGGAATTGCGCGTTTGCGGCCAACAGTTCAATGTCGCCTTCCATGCGGAAGTGTCTTGCAATCCAAGAAATAAAGCGGGCGTCCTCATCTTCTGGAAGATCAGACGAAAATCCATCGGGGCCTGAGTGTTCCCCCTGTTTGAGCCGCAGCACGTTTAGAAGCGTTGCCCGCTCAATCTCGGCGCGCTGTTTGACAATGGCGAGTTCGGCCTTGACTTCTTTCAGTTCGCGCTCCATCGAAGCCATACGCGCATTTGCCTCGTCGCGGTACTTGCGGGCCTCGGCGCGCTCTAACTCCCGCTCGTCCTCGACGCGGGCGCGTAGCTCGCGTTCTTCGGTCAGCGCAAGAAGTAAGGCTTGCTCTCGGTCGGCGCTTGGCTTTGCCATGACACGCGCAAACGCCAGCGCCAGAAGCGATATGACGATGGTGAGAGCCAACGCCCCCAGAAGTGAGGCTACTGTTGGGTCCATAGCGCCACCATTCTCCCTGCGTGATACATCGCGCCGCACCCGATGGTGAATGTTGGGAGTGCCCACGTTGCGGCGGGGTTACCGATGTAGATTGCCACAGAGATAAATAGCAAGATCGCTCCCCCAATGACAGTCAGAACAATTCGCATCTTGTGGGGCATGGTCAGGATGGCGGCTAGCCATACCCATGAGAAACCCGTTGTGAATACACCCCAGAACGTTTCGGACGCAATCACTTTAAGAAGCGCGTAGTTAGCCGACAGCGAAAATTGGTCAACAGGGTTCAGCCACGACAAGCCGAACGACATGAGGAATAGCGCGAACAGGGCGCCGGGCCAGGGGGCACGCTTGGGGAGTTCCGTCTGAACCACGGCAGGGCGCCTATTCTGGGTCGTTGAGCTTCCGCGCGTTGGCGTCATTCACCCGGCCCCGCGCATCGCTCACGGCTACAACGGCGATCACGGCGGCGGCCAGGGCGTCCGCCGCCAAAAGAACCGGTTGCTGAATCGTGGGCGCGAAGGCGGTAATCATCGCCCGCGCCAAGGCCCAAAATGCCACAAGAACGCCCTTGTTGGTCAATAGCTGTTTCAGTGTATCCATACAGGGTTCTCCTTGAATGAGATTAGTCTACACCTAATCAGGATGGGGCGGGTACAGGGCGAAGGCCCCTGACCATGACGACAGGGGCCTTCTAATGGGAGTCGTGTGGGACAGCCCGTATTTAGGGTATCCGACTTTGGCGGCAATGTCAAGGGGGTAAAACCGCCGCGCCGCCACTTGGAGGAATGGCGGCGCGGGGAAGGAAAAGAGAAGTGGGACAGAGGGAGTATGCGCTCGATCGTCGGTAATGTCAAGAGGATTCAGCCGGGCGGTCTATTTAGACAACTCCCCGCCCGGCCGGCGGGCGCGATCACGCCGCGCGCCCAATGCTGTCGATGCTGACTTTTAGCGCAACCTCATCCGCTTTTACAATTTGCAGGATTTCAACCAGGTTCAGCGCCTTCATGTAACGGCGAGTTTGGCGGAATGGGGCAATGCTGGCGGGCTTTGAGTATACGTGCGTGACAGTGATATCCGTGTATTCGTCGCCGTTCTCGTCTATCCCGTAACGGATGCCGTGATTCAGCCGGACGGTGTATTCCCCGGTCACGGCTCCTCGATCCTGATAACGTAGCTCGGTGCGCCGTGGCCGTAGATCGCGCGCGTCTCGTTGACGAATTTCACGTTGTCGTCTTTGAGGACGCCCTGAGATACCAGAAGATCGCAGCACGCCTTGACCACGTTGCCAATGTCGCGCCGGTGCTGCGCCCATGAATCATCGTGGACTGAGACGGTCACGGATACCGGGTAGTTCTCAACCTCACCCTGCTCGGCGCGCTGGGCCTGAATCTCCCACCCCGCTTCTTCCTTCCATTCGCGGTAGAACTTCGTGGCGATCAGCCGCCCGTTTACGGCCGCTTTCAGCCGGTTATCGCTCGGCGGCGGGGCCGTGAGGCGGTAGATGTGCTGCCTCATTTCCAATCTCGATTGAGCATGACGGTATCGCCCTGGCGCTTGACTACAGGCGCGGCCTTCTTTGCCTCGCGCTTGGCTTTGCGTCGGCGCGCGAGTTCGGCCTTGACGGCCTCGCGGGCCTCGTTCAAGCCTGGTATGTAGTTCATCTGATAGCTGGCAAACGCCTTGGCGTCTCGTTCGGTCGTGAACCTGATGAGGACAATGATGGGTTCTGATTTCATCACATGCTCCCCAGGAAAGCCAGGAACAGGACAACCGCGCCAAGGCTGATCGCCAATCCCAGCACAACGCCCCAATCGGCGCCGTGCCGCGTCTGCCGGGGCTGAACCCCGTGGACCCAGCCGGGCTTGCGCGGGAGTTTGTAGACCCCGATCGACTGCACGCGGCGCTCAAGAGCCGTCCCGGCGCGGGCCGGGTAAACATCCACCCGTGGATTGTGCCCGCTCTCGGCCTGGCGGACTAGACGCTCCGAATCCTCCCAAGAGAGGGAAATTAGGCCTGGGTATTTCTGGCTCTTTCGGGCCGATGGGAATTGCGGGGTATCGTCAATCAGTTCGTCGTTCATTCCAACTCTTTTTTAAGTGCTTCGATCTTGGATTTCGCGGCTAGGTTTGCCATCATCCCGTCTTTCGGGCCTACCGCAATCTCGATCCAAGTAATGAGTTCACGGATGCGCGCCCGGTCCTTCTTGTCGCACTCGCGGCGGATTGCCGCCGCATCCTCTTTCCAGTGGTGGAGTAAAAGATTGGAAACGGCATCGATAAAGGCGTCCTCGCCGGGTGGGACATGGCCATACGATTGTCCCATTCTTACGTTACGGAACACATTCCTAAACGATTCCGCCGAGATACGGTCTCCAAATTTTGGTACGTCGCTCATGGTTCGTTTAACCCCCAGGCGCTCTTGTGTTGATCCTTGAGAATGGCGACTTGGGCCTTGAGCGTGTTCCGCTCCTCCAGAAGATCGAGATACAGCCGCGTCACTGATGCCAATTCGGCCTCCTTGGCCTTGACCATCGCCGCGTCGGCTTCCATGCGTCCTACGATCGCGTCGAACACGTCAAACGTAGTCTTGGCGTCGGCCATCGCCTTGCTGATGAACTCGCGTGGCGGGAGTGTCACAGAATCCTCCCGATCGTGAGTACCGCATCCCATCGGGCGCAATACCGCTTGCGCTCCGGGTCCACCTGCATCCGCCTGTTCGCAAGCGTGATGCCGGCGGTCGTCGCGTACCGCTCAAACGTCGAACATTCCAATATCCAGGCGCCGAATGTGCTTTGGCCCTTCTGGGGTATCTCCCCGTCGCGCCAAACTTCAAGGCGTTGCGACGTGGGGAAGTAGAGTAGCATCGCGCCGTTGGCGAGTGTCGCCTTGTGGCCTTCGGTCGGCTTGCGCCTGGCCTTCTCCACCCACTCCGAGAATAGAACGTCAAGTTTCTTGCCCATGCCCTACCCCCCCCCTTTGGAATGCCCTAAGAACAATCCCTTCAACGCCAGGGTCAACAATTTTGCAGGACACCTATGATTACCCTTGATCCCAACGGGCGTTCTCAAGCCTCTCGACTTCCGCCCGGCACTCGGCCAGTTTGCGGCTCATCTCTTGGTTCTGCGCGCCGGCTTCACTGAGCCATTGCTTCGCCTGGACCATCTGCCGCGCCGACTCGTCAAGCGCGCTGCGGTAGCTGGCTTCCAGAGATTCTTTCATCCCTTCCAGTGGGCCGACATACTGGATAGGCTTCCCTGCCGCGATTGCATTGGCAAGCGCCAAGCTATGCGTCAACTTCTCGACTTCCGCCCGCAACTCCTTCACGATGGCCTGGGCCGTCTCGGCGGAAGTCAGAAGAAAGGCGTTGCGCTCTTGCAGGGCGGTGATCTCGGCGGCAATGTCGCCGGCGATATCCCACCCGTTTCGGGGTTCGTGCGTAAGGTCGTAAATCCGCTTCTGTGTCTCTGTCATGGTAGAACAACTGTATTACTTTTCATTGGCGGTGTCAAGGGGTTACAACTCGATTGTCTCTTTTGGAACTGCCCCTGCAAACCGGGAGATATGGAAAAGGGCGATCAGCGGGACTTCACCCAGCGGGCCTTCGCGGTTCTTGCGAATGAACAGAGTCCGGTTGTTCGGCTGTCCCGCGATGGCCGGGTTGTGCAGCATTGCCACTACATCGGCGTCCTGCTCGATGCTGCCGGATTCGCGCAAATGCTCAAGTTTCGGCTCCCCTTCGGCCCCGGCGCGGGACAACTGCGCCGCCGCGATGATCGGGACTTGCAACGTCATCGCTAGGGCTTTCAGCCCGCGCGTGATGATCGATACTTCCTCAACCCGGTTGTTCGTCCGCGTGCCGCTCCGCATGAGTTGAACATAGTCCACGGCGATCAGGCCAATGGGCTTCCCGCGCATGTTGAGTTTGTGGACCTTGGCCGCAATGTCGTCTACGGTGTAGCTCAGGCCCGTTGGGAAGTGCAGCGGCCAGCCGTTGATGGTGTTCTTGGCCTCCGTCTCGCGCTCCCACGCTTCCGGTGTCATGGCCTTTACGGCCGAGTGCGACGTATTCACGCCGGCCACATCCGCAACCAGTTTCCGCATTACCTGGTCTGCGCCCATCTCAAACGAGAACATGGCCGAGCGCACATCTTTCTTGGCGGCGCGGGCAATGAAGTTCAGAAGCATGGTGCTTTTGCCTTCGCCCGGCCTGCCGGCGACAATGATAAATTGGCCTGGGCGCCAGCCGTCCGTGAGTTTGTCCAGCGCATGAATCCCGGTCAGAATCCCGTTGGTCCCTACCCCGTTGCGCTCTTTGTCGCGGTGCGCGTCGTAGGTGGCGATGATGTCCGTAAGCGTCTGGTCCTCGTTGCGCCGCTCAACCCGCTCAACCAAAGCCCGGCTCAGAGCGGTTGTTACATCCGTGGCCGTTCGGCCCGTCTGGATCGCCTCTGCTGCCTTTTGAAGTTCTTGGATGACCTGCCGCCGCCGCCATGCCTCGTAGACGATTTCAGCGTAGGCGCAAACATTCAGGGGCGTTGCAATCCCGGTTATGCACGTCGCCAGATAGGGCGCGATCGGGCCGGCCAACTTCTCGACTTCAACCAACTTGCCGGACTGCCGGAGATATTCGGGGACGGTAATCAAGTCGGCGCTTTCATTCAGGGCCAAGATCGCCCGGTATATTTCCCCGTTCGCCTTTGACGCAAAAGCCTCCGCAACCAAAATCGGGCGGACCTGCGGGATCATTTCGACGGCCGCAAGCAACCCGCCCAAAACGTCCTGCTCCCGCTCAAGATTCGCCAGGTTGGAGTTCTCAAAATCAGACATCGTATTCCTCTACCGTGTAGGCGATATGGGCCTGCTGGGCCTTGGGGGTGACTGCCACAAGGGCGGCGTAGCTGGCATGGCCCCGGAGTTGGGCCTCGACGTTCGCCATGTTCCACGGCTGATTGTTGTCCCGGCGCCGGCCCTTCTTGTAGTTTTCCAAAAAGGTGCGCCAAGTCGTTTCGCTCGATCCGTTTACGCCCTCGACAATTTCTTCCATCTGGGCCAGGGTCAACGGTTGCATCCCCAAAACTTCCCGGTGAACCTTAACCGCCGGCATCCCCTCAAGCTCCTGCATCCGTTCTTCTGCCGACTTGCGCTTCGCCTTCTCAGAAAGGCGTCTTGCTGGGGGCATCTTGTCCAGCCCCGCCGCCTGGGCCAAGGCGTCAAGGTTCGGGCGCTGCGCTTTCTCTGTTGTACTCTCTGCTGTAATCTCTGTATTAGTGTCCCCCAAAGGGGGAAACTTGAGGATGCTACGAGGGGGAAACTTAGTTTCCCCTTTTGGGGGAATCTCTGCTGGGTCGCTTTCGATGTAAAGCTCGATGATGCGATCGTGGTTGATGCGGTAGAACGGCATGGCCGGGGTGGCTCGGCGCTCAAACTGCACGGCCCCAGCCGATACCAAAATCTGCCGGACGTTCTCTTGCTGGCGCTCGGTTACGGCCGTCTCGGCCTCAAGTTCCTTGGCCGTTTTCATTATCCAGCCGTCCGGGTCTGCCTGCTTCCCGTGCCAGTAGAGTAGTTGGCCCAGTATGATCGCCGCCGGGATGCTGCCCAGGGCGGTTGCCAGGTCGGGGTGATACGCGACGGTGCGGCGGGAAAGGGCGTCAAGTAAACGCCGTGTTTCCGGGCTGTATGCTTTCGATGCCATGATTCTCCAAACAAAAACAGTCATCTGCTTTTCTGAGCCTTTCGCCTTTGGCACCCTTCAACAGCTAAGGGGTGCGAAAGGCTCAGAAAAACGGATGACCGCTTTTGTGCTGTTGCCATATTCACCGTCAACCCCTGCCACAAGGTCGCCGGCGCTCTTTGGGGATATTAGCCCTGGCCGGGCGGAATGTCAAGGGGGCTGTTGTGCCACTCGAACACGTATACGCCGGTTTCAACCTTCTCCACGGTGGCTCCTGGGAAGGGGAAGGACTCGAAAACGGAGGCGTAATCCCGCCACATCGTCGCAGCGCGCTTCGTCCGCCGGCGGTAGCGCGCCCATGACCTTCGCAGCATCATGGCGATACGCATATCTTCCTCGCGGGCGTTGTAACGGTGCCAGCGTTTGATTTTCCGGTAGTGGTGTGCGCTCACATCTACCCCTCGCCGGAAAGGCCAACGGTCCTGTCCGTGACGGTCGGGCGGGCATCGGGCACGTTGAGCGTCCCATTGGCCGGCGTCGGGCCTTTTACCCAATGCTTGCCGTCGAAGTGAACGGGTTCGCCGTGGAGGTTGAGCAAGTCGCCCTTCTGCGGGACGCGCGGCTCAGGGGCCTCGGTCGCCGGCTGCTCGACGGTCAGGGGAGCGTTCGGCGGCGGCGGCGCGTTCCCCAGGACAAGTTCGCGGACCATCGCTTTCAGCACGGAAAGCTCGCTCTCGACGCGGAAGAACTGGCGGGTAACGGTCTGAATCTCAAAAAGGGTTGGCATTGGTTTTCTCCTTCTCAGGCTCGGCCACTTCGGCGCGGGCCTCGATGATTCGGTTGCCGACTTTGGACAACTTCACGTAGCCCTGATCGGCCAGAATCTTTACCATCGAATTCGTGTGCGCCAGGCTGCGCCCCGCCTCGGCGGCGAGAACGCGCTGATTGGGGTATTCTCCCTCGCGGGCCTTGTAGGCCATCAGGACGCGCAGGATCGCGTTGGCGCTGTATCGGTGCGGCTTGGTCATTTTGCCCACCTTTGGAGTATGAATTTCTGATCCCGAATCTCCATCGCAAAGCCTTCCTGCTCGGCAAAGAGCTTCGCCGCCTGCTCGACGCCAGGGAAGTCGGCGTTGCAGTCGTCGCCCACGATCACCGCTCCCGGCGCCAGGATCGGGAGGCAGTAGACCAAATCGACGTAGCACTCGCTGTAGTCGTGGCCGGCGTCCACATACACCATGTCGGCCAGGATTTCGGCCCTGGCCAGCGACTTCAAGCCCAGGGTGCTTGTCATACGGATGGGACTTACCCGGTTGTCGATGCCCTCATGCAGCATATTGGTCAAGAACTGCTCGTAAAGCATCTGCTCTCCAAACCGATCGCGCGGGATGGGGCCGGGCACCGGGAAGCCTGGGGCGGTCCAAGTGTCGATGCAGTAGAACATTGCTGCCGGGTTCGCCTTTGCCATCCATGCCACGCTTGCGCCCAGAAGTGAGCCGACTTCCACGACGATCTTGGCGCCGGCCGCAAACTCGGCCAGAACCGGGCTGTTGCTGTTCTTCCAGCCAACCAAAAGCGGCTTGATGTTCAACTCGCGGGCTACTTCATAAGGGTTCTTCATCGCATCTTCCTTGCCCCCAGGGGCATCCCATACATTTTGCGGGCCGAAAGCGCGGCCCCGCCTCGGACGCGCAAATAGTTGTCGATCACCCGCTGTTCGCAATGCGGGTGCAACACAAGATCGCTCAGGCTTGCGCTCTCGGCGTTGGCCTTGGTTCGCAAGTCGCCAATCTGGTGCTTGTGCTGTCGGCTCTTGCTCCAAAAGCGGCACAAGGCTGATGCCCCGCGCTGCTCTTGGACAAAGCCCCAATCCGCGTCGGGGTGGTTCACGTCGCCCTTGGCGTGACGCGGGACGTAGGCAATCTGGGTGCCTGGCTCAAGAACGGTATCGCTGTTCATCGTGGCATCTGATCCTTCCCCGGTGCGTGGAACACATGAAGCCCGCCCCGGTGGCTCGATTCCCAATACAAACTCCACAAACCGTAATTGGCGCGCATCGCCCCAATGATTTCTTCGTTGCCGCTCCATCCGCCGGTGGCGAATTTGATCCACTTGCGGCCGACGCGGATGGTGCCCATTTCCCCAAACAGGGGATGTATGAAGGCGATCATGCCACGGAAGTCGGACCAAGGCCACTTCTTGACCTTCCGTATGGTGATGCTGTCGGGGTATCTCACGCCGCCGTCCCTCCTGTGCTGTTGGGCACATTCCAATCGACAACAATGGTGGTGGTCGCGCCGATCCCGCCCTTCGCCGGCGCCCGGCCGCGCGCCAGGTCGGTCAGTTTTTGCCATTCCCGGCTCAATTCGCTGAGCCGGCGCTGGCTTGCTGCCGCATCTCGCTCCTGCGAGACCTTGATTTCGTTCACGGTGGTCATTCGCTGCCCGATCGCAACCAGTTTCAGCCAGTTTTGGGCCGGGATGCGCCACTCGTCGCGTTCGTTCATCCGCTTTTCCAGTTCGCATTGGAAAAGCTGCTGCCGGCCCTGCCATTTCGTCGTAACTTCCCCGGAAAGGGGCAATTCCTCTGCGATTTTGCGCTCAATCGCGTTGAGACGAATCCAAATGTCGATGGTTCTCATGCTGTTTTGCTCCTTTTCGGTTCTCTTTCAGCCTCTTGTCCCCCGGCTTTGCGGGGCTGTTGGCCGTGCGTTCCTCGACAAGCGTTTCCATTGCCTTTCGCTGCCGCGTCTGCCCCTTCTTCGCCTTCCATTCGTCCAAAAGGGCGAAGAAGGACGCCCGGCACATGGCGACTAGGGCGTGAGTGCCATACCCCTGCCGGATGATCCACCCCGGCCCAAATTCGCGGTTAACCCACGCCTCGCCGGTGCGCCGAAGGCCGAGCCGCAGCGCATCGCTCAGTTCCCGGCCGTAGATAAGGGGCTGGACTTCCATCTTTCGCGCGATCTGATGCACCGCCCGGCGCACCACTGGCTCAAGTAGCTGCACTTGTGAGGGGGTCAGGCGCATCCGCTCACGGATGTAGCCCAACATTTCCTGCACCACGTCCTCAATGGCCGTGATGGGAGCGTAAGCGGGGCCGCGTATGTCCTCGCGCTTCACCTTACGGCTCCACCCTAAGAATCCGCCAAATCATCGTGGGCGCCGAGTGCCGTTCCTTGCGCTTGCCGGACGAATAGCCCTCGGCGTAGATGCGGCCGCTTGCGCGGACGGTGCGGAATACGGCGCCCAACACCCTCGGCTCTTGGATCGTCGCGTATCCATCGGACAACTCTGCGATTACGTCCTCGCTGGAAAAGCTGCCGTACTTGCCCTTGTCCCGAATGACCTTGTTCAGCGCCGCCAGGCACACGCTGTAATCGCCCGGCCGGGCGCTCTGCACCTGGTCGATCGCTCGTTCTTTCGCTTCCTGTGCTTCGGTTGTCATAGTGTGGGGTCCCCCAATTCGCGCTGGATGTTGTCAAGACGGCTTTTGATATCGTCCAAAGCTCTATCCAAGTCGTCCGCGTTGTCTTTGATGCGCCGCGCCGGCTCATTACTGTTGTCGTTGAATCGCAACTTGTATGCCGCGTTTTTGAGCCATTCTTGGCGCTTCCGCATCTTCCCTAAGAGTTCTTTCATCTTGAATTGGTGATGCTGCACGGTATAGCGCAGGTCAGACCGTGCCTTGCTGGCTTTGTAAGTGGCGAGGTCGCCAAATATTGGGTTGGTCATCCTTCCCCCTTGTCGTCAAATTGGACCTTGAACCACGGGCGCGTGTCGTCGGCCATTGGCATGTTTGCGCTCACAATGTCGCGCCCGTGTTTCGGCGTGCCGTCACGGAACACGTAGACCTCCCAGCCGTAGCGCGTCCGCATTTCGTTCGCCCGTATCTGGGCCGGAAGGTCAAGCTCGATGATGTGCTTCGTCTGCGTCACTTCGCGCCGGGGTTCTTCGCGCTTCTTGCTCATTGCCGAATCCTCGCGCCGGGAACGATCACCCGGCTCATCTTTACATCGAATAGCAGCCCGCCCTTGGTGTCGTCTCGGACCAGCACCCGATGATCGGGCAGATACCGGACGATGAACACCGGGCCGGTGGTCGTGTCCACGCCGAAGAGCATGACTTTCGTGCCTGGCGGGACGATCTTCTTCTCAGTTTTCTTCATCCGCGCCCCCGGATGAGGCCGTCGATCACATCGCCGATGATGTTCAGTATGATGCTCACGACGAAGAATACTGCTACGTTCAGGGCGTTGATTTCCAGACAGTAGACAATCTTCCCGTCATGGATCAGGCACAAGGAAGTCACGGCTTGCGCTCCTTCTGCTCGTCGGTGGTCAACGGGTCGCCCGATTCGATCACCTGGCCGGCGATGAGCGTAAGCAATTCGCCACGGCCGTAGGACCGATCGAAGTTGCGGACCTCGCCGGCGCGGACAACCTCATCGTTGATGAACAACTCCCAACGGTAATCCGCCTTGTGGTGCGTTCCGGTGATGTTCTTCACCTTTAGGATCATCACGGCTGCGACTCCTTCGCGGCGCGGGCGGCTTCTTCGGCCTTCGCCACGTAGTCGGCAACAGTCCAGCCCTCCCCCTTTAGTAGTTCCAGGGCGAGCGCAGGAATCCGCAGGCGCTCGACCTCGGCGCGCAGCCTCGCACTGGCGATCATTGACTCGCCCATTTCTCGCGCCGCGTTGTCAAGCTGCGCCCGCGCCTCGTCGCGCTCCCGCGTCAGCGCGTCGATCTCGGCGGCGATCTCTTTGGCAATGACTCGGAAACAGTCATACACCGAGCCGGGATAGGTGTCGTGGATATCGTTGAGTTGATTCTCAATCCTCTCCGTTGTCGTCTGTGTGTTCTGTGTCATTGTCCTCTCGCCCTCCCGCTGGGATGAACCGACTTGATTACATCTCTCAGACTTGTGGTTGCCAAAACCCTGTTTTGCTCTTTGAGCTTTGCAACCTCGGCCCGCGCCTCGGCAAGCGCCAGATGCGCATCGTTGCGCTCTCGCAGGATCACGGCCATCTCGTCGCGCAGCGCGTCGATCTCGGCGGCGATCTTCCGGGCGGCGGTATCGACACCGGCCTCGATAACGCGCCCTGTCCAGTCGT